TGAGAGATATTTCATCTGGTAGTTCAGGAGATAAAGTTTTCGAAGCTGATTTTGGAACAGAAGGTTTAGATATCTTTGTTCCAGGAAATGGTATTAGATTTGAAAATGGTGTTCATGCAACCATGACTAACACAACATCTCTAACTATCGGCTACACTGGCTAAGGAGATTAAATGGCTAATACTACTTCGGGAACAGCTACGTTCGACAAAACTTTTGCTATTGATGAAATAATAGAAGAGTCTTTTGAACGTATTGGATTACAGAACGTATCTGGTTACCAATTAAAATCAGCAAGAAGATCTCTAAATGTTTTGTTTCAAGAATGGGGCAACAGAGGTATTCACTATTGGGAAATAGGATCTACTAATTTAGATCTAATTGAAGGTCAATCAGACTATGATTTTTTTAGATCAAGTGATGACGGTACAAGCGCAACAACAACTGCTCCAGCAAGTGTATTTGGTATATCTGATGTATTAGAGGCACAGTTAAGATCTAATAGAACTCAAACAACACAATCTGATTCACCAATGACAAAAGTGGACAGATCTACTTATGCAGGTTTTTCTAATAAACTTTCAAAAGGAACACCTAATCAATATTGGGTAGAAAGATTTATAGATAAAGTTACAATACACATATATCCAACACCAGATTCTACAAATGCATCTAAAGATATGCATTTCTTTTTTATAAAAAGAATACAAGATGTAGGTGATTATACAAATGCAACAGACGTTCCGTTTAGATTTGTACCTTGTATGATTTCAGGTTTAGCTTTTTATTTAGCACAAAAATATGTTCCACAGTTAGTTCAACCAATGAAATTATATTATGAAGATGAATTAGCTAGAGCATTAGCAGAGGATGGGTCAGCTTCGAGTACTTATATTACTCCTAAAGCTTATTACCCAAGCACATAATGGCAAAATACGCTACAGGTAAATACGCAAAAGCAATATCTGACAGATCAGGTTTGGAGTTTCCGTATGATGAAATGGTTAGAGAATGGAATGGATCTTTAGTTCATGTATCTGAGTTTGAACCAAAACAACCACAATTAGAACCAAAGCCTATGAATGGTGATGCAATATCTTTGCGTAATGTAAGACCTGATAGAATAGAAACAGCTGTTCCTATACTTCTACCTTTGAACGCTTTTACAGCTACAAGTGGATCAGCGACGATATCTGTTAATGAACCTAATCATGGGAGATCTACTAGTGATACAGTTAGATTTAGAGATGTTGAGTCTGTTGGGGGTATAGCTGCAACGACTTTTACAAATTCTTCAGGATTTACAATTACTAAAACAGATGATAATAATTATACATTCGGAGCAGGCACTAATGCCTTGTTTTCGGGAACAGGAGGAGGTGGCCTTGCGTCCGCAGGACCGGTCACTATAGTAGCATAATGGCAGGATTAAGTGCATCAGGATTAAAAACACAAATAAGAAGTTACACAGAGGTTGATTCTAATGTGTTATCTGATTCTGTTTTAGAAAACATTATTTTAAATGCGCAATATAGAATATTTAGAGATGTGCCTATTGATGCAGATAGAAAACAACAATCAGGTAATTTAGTTCCAGGACAAGAAACAATTAACTGTCCAGCTGGAGCTGTGTTTATTAGAGGTATACAGGTATATGATTCAAGCGCCGTGCTTACAGGATCTAACACTTGGCTAGAGAAAAAAGACGTAACATACCTACAAGAATACCAACCGATCACAGGTACATCTGCAGCACAAGGTAAACCAAAATACTATGCTATGTTTGGTAATGCTACAGGTGAAGCAGATACTAATTCAGGACGTATATTTTTGGCTCCTACCCCTAATACTAACTATAAATTTAGAGTGCATTACAATAAAATGCCGGATCTTTTAGAGAATAATGATACTAACTATATCAGCTTAAACTTCCCTAATGGCCTATTATATTGCTGTCTAGCAGAGACTTATGGCTTCTTAAAAGGACCAGCAGATATGTTGACATTATACGAGCAAAAGTATACACAGGAAGTACAGAAGTTTGCAAATGAGCAAGTTGGTAGACGTAGAAGAGACGACTACACTGATGGTACAGTTAGACTACCGATTAACTCACCAAACCCTTAGGAGATAAAATATGGCAATTACATCAGCAATTTGTACAAGTTTTAAAGTAGAACTTTTAAAAGGTACTCACAATTTTACAGCAACAACTGGTAACACATTTAAAATTGCTTTGTATGATAGTGATGCAACTCTTGGTGCAGGAACAACTGCATTTTCAACTTCAGAAGAAATTACAAACACATCTGGAACTGCTTATACTTCTGGTGGCGCTACGTTAACAAGCGTAACTCCAGTAGCATCAAGTACAACTGCAGTTTGTGATTTTTCAGATGTAAGTTTTTCATCAGCTTCTTTCACAGCTAACGGTGCATTAATTTATAATTCATCTGCATCTAACGCAGCTGTTTGTGCAATCGCTTTCGGTTCTGACAAAACAGCGACAAACGGAACTTTTACAATTCAGTTTCCTAC